TTCTTGTACGCTGAAGCAACAGGTATGCCCTTTGGTGGTTGGATAGTTGTTAATAAATCAAATGGACAAGTTGCTGTAGTAGATGTGCCCGACTGGTGTCAGGATGACAAAGAATACTACTTGAAGGATGCAGCAGAGCGGATACGTTTCCTCGCTAATCCTGATTTGAAACCATTCAAACCATATAAACCTACTATGGAAACATATAAAAAGAATGGTGAAGAAATTCAAACAGGCAACAAGTTAGTTCCTCGTGAGTGTACCATGTGTGGATACAGGTATCATTGTTGGCCTAATGCGATCTTGCATGATCGTGTTACATCCAAAGCAAAGTTTCCACCACAAGTGTGGTACTCTTCTTTGAAGAAAAAGGAATTGTAATGCCCTTTCTTTTTGTAAAAAACTACGATGTAGAACTAATGCAGATGAATAAGAACCTGTATCATGTGTACATTGAATCAGTCAAGAAAAGCGGTGGAGAGAGACGTATATGTCAAATGCGTTTGAACGATAACGGCTTACCACTAACCTTAGTTGAAAATTATAGCTTGGATGGATCTCTCATCTCTGAAACAGAAGCACGAGATATCAAGACTGTAGAATTGGAATTACAAAAGATAGGTAGAACTTCTCACTCTGGGGGATATGTATGTGTGCCTATGCACCCTTTAACAACGGAACTCACCAATATAGAAAGACTATCACCAAAACTGGCAAGCTACCTACTAAAGAGAATGGCATCAGTGGGGATAGAGTTTTGAAAAAAGCAGGGTACAGATCTCAGTTTGAATTGGGTTTAGCTAGAACACTAACTAAAAACGGTGTGAAGTTTGAGTATGAAACAATAAAGTTTCAATATATACCTCAACCGCGCAACTATACACCTGACTTTTACTTACCGGACAGTGATGTTTATGTCGAAGCAAAAGGTCACCTTACAAAAGATGATCGTGTAAAGATGATACTTGTAAAGAAACAACATCCAGACAAAGACATACGTTTTGTGTTCGTCAGAGCAAACAATAAGATTTACAAGGGTAGCAAGACAACCTATGCTTCTTGGTGTGAGCGTCACAACTTTCAGTGGGCTGAAGGTTCTATTCCAACAGATTGGTGCAAGAAATGAGTGATATTAGTGAAATAGAAAAGTCTATGGAAGTAATGTCTTTACTCCCTGATAGATACTACATCATACTACGCCCTACAGAGGACAATGAGTTCACTCTGTCTGCGTATGATACAACAGGTAATAAGTATGAGAACGATGAGGATTACAATCCCGCTATGGTAATGCACGAGGGATCTGTAGATCTCATACGCAATCACACAGATGATGTATATGATAACGGGTTGGCTACTATCCAGTTTCGTATAACAGGGGAAGAGATTATCGAAGAAGAAGACATAGACGATGACAATGTAATTCAACTTGTTCAAGATAATGTGGTTAGAGTGGACTTTGGAAAGAAGCAATGAGCAGATACGAACAATACATGGTACGCAGAATCAAGGAAGAAAGAGATGAATTGGAACGTATTGGCAAAGAAGCATACGGTAATCTAGATGTCGTCAATAATCCGGCACACTACAATCAAGCAGGTATCGAATGCATTGAGGCTATCGCGGCGGCGACAGACGATGGATTTGAACACTACCTGCAAGGAAACATCATCAAATACCTCTGGAGATATAGATACAAAAACGGAATCGAAGATCTCAAAAAAGCACAGTGGTACCTCAACAAACTAATCGAAACACAAGGAGACAAAACATGAGCAACATGTTACCAACATCTTATCAACAATTCATTCACAAATCACGGTATGCTCGTTGGCTTGATGATGAAGAGCGTCGCGAAAACTGGGATGAAACTGTAGACAGGTACGTTGGTTTCATGGAAAACCATGTTCTGATGAAGCACAATGTTAAATTAAAAGATGAAACAGTAAACGAAATACAAAATGCTATATTAAATCTTGATGTGATGCCAAGCATGAGAGCTATGATGACTGCCGGTCAAGCATTGTCTAGAGATAACATATGTGGATATAATTGTAGCTACATTCCTGTAGATAGCCCCCGTTCGTTTGATGAATGTATGTACATTCTCATGTGCGGCACAGGTGTTGGTTTCAGTGTGGAACGTGAAAACGTAGATAAGCTACCTGTAGTTTCAGATAACTTTGATAAGTCAGACATTGTTATAAAGGTGGCAGATAGCAAACCGGGATGGGCAAAGTCTTTGCGTGAGTTAATTGCCTTATTGTATGCGGGACAAGTGCCAAGCTGGGATGTTTCTGATATACGTGAAGCTGGTGCAAAGTTAAAAATTATGGGTGGTCGTGCAAGCGGACCACAGCCGCTCCTTGATCTGTTTGATTTTGTTGTCAAGGTATTTAAGAAAGCAAGCGGCAGACGTTTGTTTCCGATTGAGTGTCACGACATCATGTGTAAGATCGGTGAGGTTGTAGTTGTAGGCGGTGTGCGTCGTTCTGCTTTGATTAGTTTGTCAAACTTGAACGATGATCAGATGGCACATGCCAAGTCAGGTCAGTGGTGGGAAACAGAACCACAACGAGCGTTGGCAAACAACTCTGTGGCGTACAAGTCAAAGCCTGAGATGGGTACGTTTATGCGTGAGTGGCTTGCTCTGTACGATAGCAAGTCCGGTGAGCGGGGCATGTTCAACCGTGAAGCAGCAGACAAACAGGTTGCTCGTAACGGACGGCGTGAGACAGGACATATGTGGGGAACAAACCCCTGCAGCGAGATAATCCTACGCCCGTATGGTTTTTGTAATCTGTCAGAGGTCGTTGTACGTGAAACAGATACACTAGAAAGTTTGAAACAAAAGGTTCGTGTAGCTACCATTTTGGGTACACTACAATCTACGCTTGTTGATTTCAAATACTTGAGGAAGATATGGAAGGACAATGCAGAAGAAGAACGCTTGTTAGGCGTATCCTTGACTGGTATCATGGATCATCACGTGCTTTCAAAGAACGTAGACAGCAAGCGTTGGTTAGAAGAAATGAAGCAAGTCGCAATAGATACCAATCTGAAATTTGCGAATACGCTTGGAATACAGCAGAGTGCAGCAATCACCTGTGTAAAGCCATCGGGTACTGTGTCTCAACTCGTGGACGCAGCTAGCTAGTGGTATCCATGCACGACACAATGATTATTTCATTCGTACAGTTCGTGGAGATAACAAAGATCCTTTGACACAGTTCTTGATTGAACAGGGTGTGCACAATGAACGTGATATGATGAAGCCTGATAGTGTTACAGTGTTTTCATTTCCTATGAGATCTCCAGAGGGTGCTGTTACACGGACACAGACTACAGCTATAGAACAGTTGGAACTGTGGAAGACCTATGCTGTGAACTGGTGTGAACACAAGCCATCAATTACCGTCACTGTGAAAGAACATGAATGGATGGAAGTTGGTGCGTGGGTGTACGACAACTTTGATGTGGCATCAGGTGTGTCGTTCCTTCCTTATAGTGACCACACGTATCAACAGGCACCATATCAGGATATTGAACCTGATGAGTACAATGAGTGGAAGCAGATGTATAGCACCATAACTATCGACTGGAACAAACTAACAGAGTTTGAGAAAGAAGATAATACGAGTGGATCACGTGAACTTGCCTGTACTGCTGGTGTATGTGAAGTGGTGGACTTGAACGCAGCATGAATTGTTGGCACTGTGGATACAATTTGACTTGGGGTGGTGACCATGATACAGAAGACAGTAGTGACTTCTGCATGGAAACAAACCTGAGTTGTGGAAATTGTGGAGCGTTCGTTTTAGTTTATTTACCGAAGGAAGAAGAAGATGAGTAACACAGAGACTATTACTGTAAATGAAAAAGTATACAATATTTCAGAACTTAGTAGTGTACAGAAGGGCATAGTGCATAACCTGAAGGCAATAGAAACCCAGATGGCTATACTGCAGTCTTCCAAACTCGTTCATGTAAACCTACTTAAAAACTCTGTGGAAGAGTCTGACGATGATACAAGTCAAGATAACTCCTGATATAGTTGCTCGTGCCAAAAAGAAAGCTGCCACTGTAGGGGTACTACAGGGCAGCATAACAGGCAGTCTATCTAATGTGGTGGGTGCTATAGGCGAGATTATTGTAGAGGACTACACAGGCGGCACAGAGGCCAACAGCAAGGACTTTGATATCTTAGTTGACGAACGGCGTGTGGATGTAAAGACTAAGCGGTGTAATACCACACCCTCACCTAAGTATGACTGCTCTGTAGCAGCACACGGAACCAAACAGGATTGCGACAGCTACGTGTTTGTTCGCATACTTACCGACCACAGTAAAGCTTGGATTCTTGGTGAAATACCAAAGCCAGACTTTTACAAGAAAGCGACACGATACAGGACAGGGGATGTTGACCCTTCCAACGGCTTTGTTTTCAAAGCTGATTGTTACAACCTAGCTATACGGGAGCTAGATAGTGTCAAAGAAGCACAGAGCTAATCTATTCCAATTTACTGCGTACTTGAATCAGGATGGAAACATCGAACTGACTTGGGATGGTGTGCCACCCGAAGAGTTTGAAGGTGTAATGAACAAAGGGATGCCAGCGTATGAGGGTTCACACTCTATAGCATCCCTGTTGCGTTACTTGCGTTCTATGGGAGATGAAATGATGGATAAGTCGAGCAGGTATATCTAGACAGTCGTTTTATTTTTCTTCTGCTTTTTCATATTAGATTCGATAGCTTTTTGTCTTGCGGTTTCATACCCAGACATTTGACCATCTTTATTCAAATCTCCCAACATTCTTCCTGCCGTTCCTCCTGCTGACATCCGCAACTTAGGAGTCTGCATCATATCAGTCTGCATCTGATTCATCTGTCCAGATGTCATGTCGGCTGGCATCATGTTTTGTTGCATGTTCTGTTGTTGTTGTGTAGTGGACATGCCCCCCATTTGCATTTTCTTGCGGGGCTTTTTCTTTGTCGTGCCACCATACATCATGGGTTTACGCATTGGCATACCACCGTACATCATTGTTCTTCGTGGACCATTGTTGTATTGTTTCATCATTTCATCCTTATGGTGAGTTGTACATATACTCGTGACCAAAATCACTCACAACTTTTACGGGATCTTTTGCCCGTTCACGCCAGTTGTCAAAGCGTTCCATACCAACAACTAGTAGTTCAAATAATTGATCTTCTTTCTGTGCAGGTAGAGGTTTTCCTGTAGCAATCATCTCCATTACCAACTCACCGACTTCTGGATTGGTGAGGGCTTGGGTTAATATGCTCATATTTTTACGTCGCATCTCTTGCAGCACAGCTTCTGTACCTACGTAGCGGAAACTTACAACACCTCGATTCACGGCATAGAATCTACTGATGTAGCTTTCTATGGAAAAGGTGCGAGGTATACCTGTCATGTTCAATCCTTGCATACCAGAAAGTTTTTCATTGGCAGTGAATTCAACTATGCTTTTGTAAATGTCGTACGTGCGGTCACCAACTATGGAACGAACTACTGCGGCTGTGGTAGAGTCGTTGAAACCCATGATAGTTTTTAACTGCTCTTCGTCTAGGTTGACTTCAGGAATCAACTTGTTCGGATTCTGAGAATCAATGGTGTGTACACCTGTAAGCTTGAACGCCTTCTTTTCTACCTCATCAATAATCAAAGACTTCAAGATATCGTTTATTTCAGTGTCGCTACGACCTAAAAGCTTGAGATGTTGCTTTACCTCTGTTACTCGTGCAGTGCCGCCAGATATTAATACAGATGCAGCGTCTTTTGCATCCAAACGTCCGGCAGTAAATCTATCAAGATATTGTCTTGAAGCTGCTAATCCCTGTCTGATTACTTTAGCTTCTCTGGTGACCCGCGCAGATTCACGCTTAATCGCACTGTTTATTTTTTCAACACCCGTGTTGAAGATGTCTTCATTCAGGGAGTCTGAGCCAAAGTCTGGGAACACATCTCGTAAAATACGATCACCATCGATTAAAGCAACTTTATTGCCGTCTTCCGTGACTGCATCAAAAGCGTTTTCAAGAGATTTTATTTTAGTGCGAAAATCATTAAAATTAACAGCTTTGCCTGACTCTAAGGTGTTTATCATCCACTCTCGCATATGGGCACCTAACACTTCACGAAGAGCTTGTCCTTCTGGTGTGTTAAGTTGGACACGATATACATTATCTGCACCGCGTATTCCAATACCCTCTGCCAAAGACCGCATGAGTAGTTGTTGATCTTCAGGCTTTGCATTCGCAATCTTTTCGAAATCAAGCCACTTTATAGGTGCGTTTGCTCCGTAGTCAATGCCAAGAGGATAGTTAGGTGATATACCTGTAGGTAGCCTTGAATCCTTATTCTTCCAACCCAACCACTTACCTAAATTTTCATCGTTATAGTATCTGCGTTTGTATTCAGACCAACCTTCGTTTGCTTTACGTAAGTAATCCCGCACAGAAGATACACCCGTTGGAGACGTCTCATCCGCTACGTTTAGCTGTTGGATAGGTACGACTTGACCGTTTGGTAAACGAACAGAGAAGTTGTCCATTGTTCCTTCAGCAATATTCTCAAGGTTCCTAAGTTTAGCTGCAGCAGCTTCAGGAGCCTTAAATGCCATTTGACTAAATGCGTCAGTCAATTCTTTTGCCTGAACAAACGACAGAGGTAACACCCCTACATCTATGTTGTCTGCAGCTAGATCTTTTCTAATCTGCATCGCAGCAAATAAGTTTTTAGGTATACGCTTGTCATAGTCTCCGGCTGCTTGCATTGCAGCATCTACTAATTCATCAACAGATCTACCCTCTACTTCAGCCAAACTTGTAAGGAATCCGCCAGCGACATCATCCATAAAGTTGAAGACTTTCGAACTGGTAGACTTGGACATTGTTCTACCAGACATTTCAAGCAGGATTGTTATACCGTCGTCAGTTCCAAGCACCTTGAACATTTCGTCAAGAACTGGACCAGCATCAGTGGTGGGTATGCCATCAATACGTCTACCATCCGGTGTAACGAACACTTCAGCATCTAGCTTACGATACGGTGCAGAGGCTATGTTACGCTCTCTTACGTTTGTGCTTTCAATTACTGCAGCTAACGCATCACCCGGAGTTTTAATTTCACCCGTCTTTACGGGTTCACGACCCGGACGGATTATTCTACCGTCAGGTAATACCTTTTCAACTTTTTGTTGAACATCACCGTGTGTAGGTAAGTTTCGTGCAATCTGTCTAGACTTCTGTCCAATTGCTTCTACAACATCTGCGTTCGTGCGAGTTGCTTCGTTACGAATTGCTTCTACGCTTTTATTGTCTATGCGCTTGATGTTGTGATCTGAAAGACGTTGGAACGTGCTTGCAAGATCGTTCACTGAGTCTTCGTCTAAGAATCCAAGCTTGTCGTCCGTGCCCAGAACCAGACCTCTAACCTGCTTTTCGTAGTTACGACCAAGAACACCTAGATCATCGTCTAGTTGTGCAATCATACCATCGGCGTGTTTTAGGGCTGCATCTACAGTCGTGTACAGCTTGTTTACGGCAGTTCCGTCAGTTTGTACACCCTCTGCATTTGCAAGTCTCTGTAGTGTTGTACGTAACTCTGCTGCAAAAGATTGTTGTGTCCGTAAGTTGTCAGATAGAGCTTCAAAGTTACCAGCAAAGCTTGCTGCTTGTGGACCTCTCATCTCTAAACGATGGCCCTCTTCAATAACTTGAAGCACAGATAAACCCATCATGCGAAGGGCAGACCTTTCTAGTACTTCTGGATCTACCCCCTCTTGTATTAGGGATTGTTTTAACCCGTTAAAATAGTTTACGCGAGTTCTTAGTGCTTCTTGAAACTCAGGACTCAGGTTCTTCATGTTTGTCAGAATCAAGTCAGCAGCATTCATTAGCTTTGCATTGTTAGTTTTTTCTAGGTTAAATTTTTGTAACAGTTTCTTGGCTTCGTTGCGGCCTTTTAGGAGGCTAAATCCTATGCCGCCTACTGCACCTAAAAAGTCACCTAGCATAGGGTCACCGCCGTATATTTCAAACGCTTGATTAGCTGCTGCTGAACCTATAATTATATAAGCATCTTGTACACCTGCTTCTCTTATGAACTTAGGCGTTTCAGATTCAGCAACAATCTTACGCAATTCACGTCTAGATACTAATAGTTTACGTTCTACATCAGCTAACTTATCTGTTTCTTTGCTTGTGAGTGGACGCCCTTCACGCTTTGCTCGTTCAGTTATACCTGACCGCTGCTTTATTAAGTCACGTCTGAAGTTCGCCATGTTTCGAACTTCGATGCGATTTGATACAGAAAGAGCCGCATCTTCTAGCTGCATACCCGCCTTAAATCTGTTTGATACGCGGATACTGTTTATAAACGCAATCGGTTTAGCTGCTATCTTGGCTACACCACCAATAAGCTTTATGTCTTTTAGATTTTGTGATAGGCCAGCTACATCTTTACCAAATACTTGAGATTTACGAATATCTAAATACTTTGCAATCAAGTCTTCTTCGGCTATATCAGGAAAGCGTTTACTGTAATCCCCTGCCCAATTTTTGAACTGACGTGCTTCAGACGCACCACCTAAACGCTTTGTCAGTGTGGCAAGACCTGTGCCGCCTGTTACTTCTGCTGCCGTTGCAACGAACTGCGTTCCAATACCTGAAAATCTACGAGCAATACCCTCTGCTACCGTGTAAGGAACGTCCAAGCCTATCTGTGCGTATCTATCTTGCACGACTGCAGCCGTG